GTTGCCGCTGGCAAGTAATCTGAGTTTTAAATTTATAAAGGCGGTCCTTAGTGGCCGCCTTTTAATTTACCACATAGACAATTGCGATTAAAATTAGCACAATGATAATATCTCAGTCAAATAAGTTTATTTTCTTTAAGCCGATGAAGTGCGCTGGAACTTCTGTTGAGTACTCGTTGTCTATAAAGTACCCATTTGTTGGTAATGACATCTGCACCGGTCAACTTGGGTATCATAATAACTACGGGGACTGGTCTTATAATCTTAAAAAATACCCGTTTTTAGAAGATGGCAGAGGGGAACACTGGAACCCATCTACTTTATCTTCATATTGGCCAGCTCTGGGTTTAGGTGATAAACTAAATCAGTACAACATTATAACGATAACAAGGGATCCTTTAGAACAACTGGTTTCTTATTATTGGTGGGCACATGCCTCAAAAAATCAATTAGCTTTTTCTATGGAGACATGTCCAAAAACTGGTGATTATCCTAAGGATGTTATTTTAAAATTTCACAAATGGCTTGATGTTCCATATAGTGCATCGATATTTAAAGAGCCTAAACCACCGGTGGAAAGACCACATCAGACATTGTCTAGAATCAATGATGAGATGGTCGGTGTTGCTGGCCTAGTCTTGAATCAGGCTAGCCTTGCCGATGATTGCAAAAAGTATTTTGACATCTCTTTCCCTATTCCAAGGTTTAAGTCCGGCAAGAAACACATGAAGAACCCCGCCAGTGAATACTTTAGAGATATACCTCAGGCTAAAAAATTGATTCTTGACAGTTTTCCGCATACAATGAATTTTTTATCAACGTAAGAAGTTTGCTATAATACCGCATAATTAGTATTAACCTTGTTTAATTTTAAAAGGAGACAACATGCCTACACAAACTAAGGCCGCAGCACCTAAGGCTGCAGAACATAAACACGCAGATCTTGAGAAGAAGGTCGCAGATCTTGAAAAGAAGTTAGCTGCCTTAACTAAGACTTTAGCTGATCATGAAAAGAAGTCTGAGTCAGAGCATGCCGCTCTCACTGCTAAGTGCGAAGCTTGCTGTGCTGCTTCAGCTGGTGGCGGTGGCAAGGATGTTCACCTTCGTCAAGAGCTTAAGAGATGGTTTGAGACCTATGGTAACAGACACGTTCCTACACATCAACCGGATCTTGACTAATAGATTTCTGTATGTAGTTCTTATAGAAGGCCAACCATTGTGTTGGTCTTTTTTTTTATAAGTTTTTTTTCCTATTCCATGAATAATTATATGTGTATTCTTGCATAGAGTCAAATTAAGCCAAGGGAATGATGGTATTTGACACTATACTTATCAACGTAAGGGAGACTGTCCATGGCAACTTTTGCTAACACTACAAACCCAACTCCGTTTGCTGCGTTTGATTCTGATTCTGAATTTCAGTCAGATGCAGACTCGATGTACACTTTTGTAAGAAGAAAGCTGGGTGATGATATTCTCTCTGTCGAGCTTACCAAGAAACAAGTTTGGGCCTGTTTTGAGGAATCTGTATTTGAGTACGGCAAGTTTGTTAACGAATACATGACAAAATCCCAGCTTTCTAATATGCTTGGTGGTGCTACCGGATCTCTCTCCGGTAGTGAAGCTCGTTTTCCGAGAGAGACTCTAGAATTTCTTATGAGGAAAGCAGAACCATACGCGACGCATGCTGCCATCGGAGGATCTCACAACGTTGTTTCTGGATCCATTGTTCTTACTGGGTCAAAGCAGGACTATGACATCTATACAGAGTTAAAAGATGAAGATGGAAACTTGGTTGTAAACAATGCTGTAAATTCACCTAAAACAAAAATGAGGATTTTCGAAGTATATCATTTTAATCCACAAGCTGCATATAGATTTTTCGATACGACTTCTGCGATCAATTACTTGAATAATGAATTCAGCTTCGAGTCCTTTACTCCAGAAACTGTTTTCTATGTCTTGCCTGTTTTCGAAGACGTTCTTCGCGCAGGCCAGATGGACTTATCTAACAGGGTAAGAAGATCGAACTTTAGCTACCAGCTAATTGGCACAAAACTTCGTATATTCCCAAAACCAACATCGCAATCTGCAGGTAAAAACCTTTGGCTTCAAGTCGGATTTGTTAACGATGGTCTAAATCCTTCTTATACTGATGAAACGATGGACGGAATATCAAACCCTAGTAATCTTCCTTATGGCAACATATCCTACGGCAATATAAACTCCATGGGAAGACAGTGGGTTAGACAGTATACTTTAGCTTGTTCTAAAGAAATCCTAGGACTCGTAAGATCAAAATTCTCTTCAGTACCAATTCCGAACGGAGATCTACAGCTTAATGGCTCTGATCTAATAAGTTCTGGAAGGGAAGAAAAAGAAAGATTGCGCACAGAATTAAGAGAGATGTTTGACTCTCTCACTTACGATAAATTGATTGAATCACAGGCAACAGAGGCTACAAACTTACAGACTATTTTAAAGACAGTTCCCATTCCGTTAGGCAAATCCATAACAATAGGCTAGGAGACACCTGATGGCTAGATTATTTATTACACCAAGAGAAATTGACCTCATATCCGATCTCACTAAAGAGATCCACAAAGATGTTATTGGTCAAGTTATTTACTACTATCCCGTAAGAGACGATGTAACAAAAGTTCACGATGTCTACGAGGAAGCCATAGACAAAGTCTTTGATCCACCTATTGAGATTGATGCGAGACTCGAGTGGCAGCCAAAAGACATTAGCACTGATCGATTTGGACACCACTCTTCTTATAATATTACTGCTTATCTACATTATAGAGATGTCATCGACCGGGGTCTAGAAATAAGAGAAGGAGACTACTTTTCATTTGGTGATAACTTTTTTGAAATCCTGACAACTAAATATGATTCAACTGTCTATGGTCAGATCGAACACTACACTGGTTATGTTTTGATGGGTAAGACAGCTCGTAAAGGCCAGATCGATGTTAAGCCTATCGGTCCTACCGAAGAAATATACACTGATGCCGATGCTGTGCAAGAAGGATTTCTTCAACAGCGCGGGGATGCAGACAAGGGTGATAAACGAGAGTTGGTTAGCGACGGTGTAATCCCAGCCCCTGAGACTGGTGCGAAAAAAGTGAAGAAGGTAGGCAGTTCAAAATCCTCCTTTTATGGAGATGAATAATGTCAACTAAGTATACTAAGCCAGACATATCTCCGCAGTCACCGAACGGGTTATATAGAGCCGACATTCCTGAAGGTATAGAACTACCTTCCTGTGGAATCGAAGATGTTGATCGAGCTGTCTTTAAACTTTTTGATCAGCAGATTCCGTTATACTATAAGCAAAAAGACAACACCGAGAGAATACCGGTTATCTTTGCAACTGGCGAAAGAGCTTTTGTTCTACGCAGAAAGAAGCCTTTGACTGACCGGCACGGTGCACTGATTTTGCCGCTGGTTTCTATTTTAAGATCAGGCCTAGATCAGTCTCCAACAGCTGGAGGATTTGGGGTCAGCCCGGGAAACGGCACAATGGAAATTTCCCGTAGAAAGTTTGCCGATTCAATCGACGTCTTTAATGAAAACAATGCTGAGGGTTTGCTTAATCAAACGAACGTCGTTAATTCAAACAAACATGTTGGTCCATCATTAAGAGGATACAGAGCGAACGTATCAAGCCCAGTGGTTAAAAATGAGCTTTCTAGCCCTGTCACAGAAATAATCTCGATGCCGTCCCCTCGATATTTCAGCGTAACTTATGAGATTACATTCTGGGCCCAATATCTTCAGCAGATGAATGATATGCTAGAAGCGGTAATGTCGACGTACAACGTTAACCCAGCTAAGTCTTTTAGGCTTGAATCAGATAAAGGGTATTGGTTTGTAGGTTTTGTTGATTCTCCGCTAAGTGGGGACTTAAATTTTGACTCAATGACGGATGCAGAAAGAATAGTTAAGTATAATTTCAGTATTTCGGTAAACGGATACATAATTAATCCAGAGTTTCCTGGTTCTATGAATCTCTTGAGGAGAACATTGTCTGCTCCAAAAATATCATTCGATACGAAACTAAACAATTCATCTCAACAAACTGTAGTAGGTATTGTGAGCGGAAATCCAGAAGATTACATTAATTCAGATTTAGAGGATGTCAATGAACCGTTGCCAGGTGCAGGCGTCGGCGGTATCAAGCTTCCTTCGGCTGGAATTACAGCCGGATCCCAATCAAATCCAATTGAAGGAGACATTGGCCTTAAGGGATCAGCAGATGCTTCCATTGGAGGAACAACTTCGGGTCAAGTTAACGGCTCCCCCGATGAATATGCCAGATTAGAGAAATACGTCGACCCTTTCACTGGGGAAGTAATATACCGGCGAGTGGTGTTAAAAACGAAAAATTCTAGGTATGGCGAACAGGTGCACAACTTAATTACGTTAAACGATTAAATTATCAAATCAAAGCGAATACTTATAGGTATGACTAGGAGAAACAAATATGGCTGAACAAACTTTTAGAAGCCCTGGTTTTTTTGAGCAAGAGATTGACCTCTCTACAAGAACCGCGGCTCAATTAGGAACACCAGCGGGAATCATCGGTACTTCGGACTTCGGACCGGCCTTTGTTCCTGTAACCGTAGGAAATTTCAGAGATTTCGAAACTAGGTTTGGAACTCTTAACCCGAGACAGTTTGGACCTTATGCTGTAAGAGAATTTCTTAAGTACAGAAATGCAGTTACCTTCACTCGTGTTTTGGGAGCCGGAGCTAACGAAACAACTGGAGACATTGCCAACACTGAACTTGGTGGAATTGTAAAGAACGCAGGGTTCAAGGTGACTCCTGCTGGTTCTGCTGCTGCCGGTACCGGACAGAAGGCGGGAAGTGTTGTCTTCCTTACTGCTAAGCATACCGTCCCTGCAAACTCGGATGTTGGATTCCCTGTATTTACCGATAACGATACGTTCTCTGGTTTTAGAGAAGCATCAGCTGGTGCCGATACTGCTTACTTGGTTCGTGCCGGTATTATGACGACATCTGGTTCTAAGGTTTACGTCTTTAACACCACCGAATTTGCTGCAGCAGAAGCTAGCATCACCGATGATCTAGCTAAGCCAGACGCTTCAAGAAGATTTAAGATTGGAATCTTTTCTTCGGAAGGCCAAACCTTTGGCGATGATGATGGAGTCAACGGGTTTAGAGTATTCACTGCATCCTTGGATCCAAATGATGCATACTACGTAGGCAAGGTTTTAAACACAGATCCTGATCGCTTTGCTTCTGATCAGCACCTCCTCTACTGGGATTACTCGGTTGAGGATGAGCTTGCTCAGATCACTACGACAGCTGGTAGTATTGCTTTGGTTTCTGGCTCTGGAGCCTCTGTAACTGGTGCTGGTGCTACTGTCACAGACTACAACGAACTATATGGTCGTTTTGACACCAGGTACGCTGCTCCAAAAACAACTAAGTTCATCAGTCAGCCTTTCGGTTCAACAGAATTTGACTTGTTCCATTTTGAATGTATTACCGATGGATCCTTCGCCAACGACAAGTACAAGGTTTCTATTGCTGATCTTAAAGCTTCAACAGATCCTAACAACGATTTTGGTACGTTTGAAGTTCAAATTAGAAAATTCGATGACAGCGACTTGGCACCAGAGATTCTAGAGAGATTCCCTGGTCTGACACTTGATCCTAACGACGAAAGATTTATTGCTA